TCTTAGACTTTGTTGCGGGTCGTGCTCCGTGACAGCTCCGGATCGGGTATGCGATATATTCGTCGCTTCTTTGTCAATCGCGGGAATGTTCCGCACGATTTCGCCGAGGAACCCGGCCGTCGTCTGCTTGCCAGAGAACATCGCAACAGCTTGGGCCTGCGCGACCGGATCGGTAATGCCCTCCTTATTCAATTCAGGGATCAATATTTTACGCGCAAATTCAACCGGGTCTTTTTGGAACAGGTCGAAGCCGAGCAGATATTTCTTCATGTCCAGCACGCGGCCATGCTCCCACGTCGCGCGCGGGTCAAGAATGTGGTGCGCTTTCAGCATTTCGGACGTGATTTTCGTCATCGTTCCGTTGATGAACTGCTGATATGTCGCCGCTTCTCCGGTGCCGGTTCGGCTGCCGCCAAGAACCATGAGCAACGCCGGCAGATCGCGAAACAGCGCTTGATCATCCAGCGCCATGCCGCCGACGCGGGCCTGCTTGGCAAACGCCAGATAAGCCGCCGGATCAACAGCAGCGCCTTCCTGTCTCCCAGTTCCCACAACCACTTGGGCAAGCTGGTCTATCGCCTCTGTCAACCCAGCAGCGTCAACCATATGCTGACCCGGATGTGCAGGGTCCGGCACTACCATCCTGCCGAGGATTTCCATGGCCTTCGCGGCAGCGAACACCGCGTCGCCTTCCCCGCCCTGCTTCCGGTCCATCGCTTGCAGGATAGTCTGCAACTTCGCGAAGGCGGGAAGCGCTGCCACAGACGCATCCAGCGTGCCAGTTACCTGCTTCAGATCGAGGATAGCGCCGAGGTTGCCGGCCGCCGTCGTGCCGGGCACGCTACGGGCAGTTGCAAATGCGGTGTCCGTTGCGGCCTTGATCTGTGCTTGCGAAATGCGGTCATCCGCACCGAGCACAGCTTGGAGATGACCGATTGAGAGGCCCTTGGTTATAGCCTCCTTGTAGAACCCTATCATCGCGCCGCCGACCATGGACGCAGCAATGCCGGCGAGCATGAAATCATGACCGTGCGCGCCGGCACCAGCGCCGCCAGCTGGCGGGCGTCCGCCGCCACCAGCGCCTGCGCCCCCGCCCCCAGCATAGCGCCCCATTTGCGCGGCGAGTTGCGCATTCTGGGTAAGAACGGCGGTCAACTGCTTGTTTGCGGCAAGTGCCGCTTGGGTTGCGGCGTCGAATTTCGCCATGCCGGCAGCGCCAGCTAGATTCATCCTGTCAAGTTTAGTCGTCAGGCGATCCACCTGTCTGCCGACAGTCCCGAAAGCCCTGAATCCCTTGCCGACCGTATCAAGCGCTGCTTGCGTGGCCTTGACAGCGACCGTGAGTGCATCAAACTCCTTTGTCAGCTTTTGCAGCATCGGCAGGATGTTGCTGGTCATATCCAGCTTCATGCCGATTTGATAAGCTTCGATCACCGTTCCGTGACCTCATAGGAGTGCATCATGCCCATTCTTGACCCGCGAACCGATGCGTTTGTTGCGTCCGACCGTCTGAATTTTCGCCGCGCCCGAGAGGCCGCATATGTGCGCCGCCATGGCCGCTCGGGAACACCCCAGACATGGGGCGAATGCAGCTTCGCGGACAAGTTGGCTTGCCTCGCCGTGCTCGCCGTAGTGCTGGGGTTCTGCGCAATGCTCTACATCCCAGTGATGGTTCTGCTTTCGGCTTTATAGACGACTGTTTGGATGCCTTCCGGCAATCGTGTTCGCCAGCGTCTTGCCGATCAGTTTGGCCGCTCGTTCGCCTTGGTGAGCCGCGCCCATGCCAAGAATCGGGCGCGCGCTCATGTATCGTGTGCCGAGTTCCTGGTAGACCATTACCATGCTTGTTGACCCGATTACGGCGGATAGTCCATCAGTCCTGTGGCTGATGCTATCCCGCAGTGCGCCAGTCCGCAGTTCAGGGTTGTCCGGCGGACTGTAGCCCAGTTCGATTTTGCCAGGGTAGCGAAACCCTGACGGGGAAACGCCGCCATATAGTGTAGCCCAATGCAGTTCTTCCCAAGCCTGGAACGGCCCGGAAGCGGCTTGGTAATGCCCGACTGTCGCCTTCGCATCGCGTTCTATTAGCGTAGCGGCGGCATCCAAAGCGGCAGTTTCAGCGGCGCGTATAATGGCAGTTACGCGCTGTATTTGTTCTACGAATGCCCCGATGGACTTGTAAGTCCTCACTTTTTACGTTCTTTCCACCTAAGTCTATCCCAGTCGAATTCTCCACCGTCCAATTCGCCGGAAACCACCAGCGTTGCAAGGCGCCTGGCGGGAGACATTCCCCATGCTACATCCCAGGGCACACCATGCTTGACGAGGATCATGACCTCTCGCAACACATGTGCCCGGCTTAGTTTTTTGCTACTTCAGCGTCCTTGTTGATAACAACCGTGTCGTCGTCCTCTTCTGGAGGCTTCATCGCATCCGCAATAGCTCGAATGGCGTCCGACCCTAGTTTCCCGACCAAATTGCGGAGTTGGATTCGGTTTTTCGGAAACGGCACAGGGTCATCATTAATCATGAAAACGCTTGCCGCAAGCATCGCCATCCCGAGGTAACGGTCGTTATTGGACTGCGCGCCGCATGCCTCGAATAGATCGAACTGCGCAAGCGCATCGAGTTCCTTTATGACAAGACGACGCCCCTGCGCATCGGTTATCTCAATGGTCCCCGGTGGACCTTGCAATTTCCATTGCTTTGTGGGCACGGGCGCAGGCTGCGCGGCCTCCTGCGGAGGCAGGCTGCCGGGCGGATTCAACGTAACCGAAACATTACTCACAGGGCGATTCTCCGTGACGCAACCCAAGCTACTTTCTGCTTCACTATTGCGTCGCCCGTGCGTGCGCCGCCTTCTTCCAACTTCAGCGCAACGCCGTCGAAGCGATATCGTCCCGTGCTACCGTCCGCGTTGTTATCGGTTTGCGTGATCGTAGCAATCGGCGCCGGACCTCCGGAATAGCGCGCGGCTTCCTTCGCGGCGAAGAACGCGTCCATGACGTTATCGGCCTTGTCGTATTCCAGGGTGCCGTCCCATCCTTCCTCAACTTCGCGATAGCGGTTTACGCCGTCGATTCCCTTGCTGTCCAGTTGCGTCGTCTTTTGCTTGTAGTCGAACGAAGTCAGGATCGTGGCGCCGATTACAACTCCGCTGATAATGATAACGATTGCGGTATCACTACCAACGTTATACGGATTATTGACGTTCGTCGTGCCGCTCATGGCGGTTATTCTCCGTCAGGATCGGGTGTTAAGAAACCAACGCGGCGGCAGCAGCGATATTCGCGTTCGTTGGGATAACCACGGTGGCGCCCCCCTGCATGTTCACGAGGAATATGCGGGCGATACCGAGGTATTGGATATTGACCTGCGCAATTACGATGCCAAGCGCGGTCTGGCTTTGCGGATTGTTGCCTGGGCCGAAAATAATGTCGTAATTCTGGATGATCTGCGCGCCGTTTTCCGTGGATTTCATCGGCGCAAGAAAAGCATCGATCATCGCGTAGCCATTGGCGAAGAATTGCGCTGTGATCGTCTGTCCGATCAGCGTCCCAAGCGCGCCGACGCCTGCCAGACTGCGCGCGAGGAACGATGTAAGCCGAGGCCAGTTGTCGGTGTTCGCTGTGCCGTTGGATGAATTGGTAATGCCCAGGCGCATGCCGAAGCCAGGACCGGCGGGGATCGGGTTGCAAATGATTTCGATGCCGGCGGCTTCGGCCTGGGCGAGTTCATCCGACCCATAGGGAATGCCGGTCTTGCCGCGCTGCGTCGCCTGGATGTTCGGAATGTGCTTATTAAGCCCGCTTTGTTGCGGCTGAAGCGTGGACATCAGGGCAGCGCCGAATGTTGAGGGAGTGATAACGCGCTGCACACCATTCTGATTATCCGGCCAGTAGCACCAGTCGCCAAGATACCGCTTGAAGAACAGACCGTTCGATCCGTTGGTGGCTTCTGTAGTTGCGCCAGTGGCGACCGTCTCCCCAGATGGACCGCTCGAATGGACCAGGATTCCTTCGCTCTGACCGAACGTTATAAGCGTGCTTTCCTGCGTCGTGTCCGAGAAATCCGCGATTACCAAGTCGGAGATTCCGCTGTTGCGGAATGCATATATGCCAGTTCGCGGGAAGGCATCTACGCCCATCATCTGGGCCGAAGAGATGGCGCTTGCGCCATCCGTTCCGCCAGACATCGTGGCGGTTTGGCCGTTCGTTGGCGCGGTCACGCTTGATCCGGCGCTTGCCACAACGAGTTGCGACGGACCGCGCAGGGCGGACGCGCCGTTGTTGATAGCGCTGGCAAAATTGCTCCACGGCGCAACTGCAACCGCTGCGGTGCCAGACCCGGCACCAGACCCGAACGCGGCCGTAGCGCTACCGTAGCCATTGCCTTGCTGTGTGATGGTGACAGGCCCAAGGCCCCAGGCGAGCGTAAACGTCGCGCCAGTGCCCGATCCGGTTGTCGTCACCTGCGCAACCGGGTTCGTCGGAACCGACCCGGACGTGAGTGACCCTCCGTTGGCAAGCGTCACAGTTGCGATTCCGCTGCCGCTGAGTGTCGCAACTGTCAGAAAAACGCCATTGCCGGCAGTTACCGTATCGCCGACAGCATAGCCAGTTCCGGCCCCCACCACAGTCGGCGAACCGACGACCTTGAGGGATGCAGTGCCAGTCGCTTGCACCCCGCCGGCCAATTGAGGTGCGCTGAAAGTAATCGTTGGGACTTTCGTGGCACCTGTCCCCGGTGTCACCGTGACAGCGGCAACGCCTGCGGTTACTCCGTCATAAACTTCCGGGTTCGCTTGGGACTGCTGATACGTCAGTTTCCAGGCCGGAACCGCTGTCGTGTTCCCCATGCCGGTGGAAATTACCGCCGTCGCACCGTTAGGCAATGATCCGGTGTATTTGCTGGTGAGCGTCAGTGCGCCAGTTCCGCCAATGAGCATCGTGGCAGCCAGGTCGGTGCCGTCCGTCACACGGTTGACAATCAGGTTTCCGCCGATGCCTGCAAAGTTCTGGACTTGCAAAACGACATTGCACGCGGTCGCCAAATCGAACACACGCACCACCGGAAGGCCGAACATCATGGCGAGGCCAGACGGGCCGGGAACGACTGTGGCGACGTTGACAGGCCCCCACGACGCCCCACCTTGCACGCCAATCGCGCCGAACAGAGCGGGACGAATGACGCCTGTGCCGGGCGGGGGCGCATTGATATAGACATCTGGAACAGTAAGCGTCGAAGCGGAAAACGCGCCAGTAAAGCTAATCGGCATCTATCAAGCCTCCGGCTGCGTTTCGACGAAGCGTTCGTCGTGCTCGGGTGGCGGGTCAGGCGCATCGCGGCGCACGACATGTCTGCTGAAACGCGCCGCGACTTCCGCGCTTACCGTTTCGCCATGCATGACCATCCGGCCGCCCTCGTGAAAGGGTTCCGTGACCACGTATTCGATTGGCATTTCATACTCCGGTGTAGGGCAATCGCCGCAATCGCGTCTGGCGGAAAGG